ATGTAAATCTAAATCCATATTAATATCATGTGCAATCTGAGTCACTTGGGACTCAGTAAAGCAATGATCAGGATGTAATAAATCACAACAGGGTATCCTTTTCTCTATCAATTCATTTAAATTGATACGAATTTCATAGTCTCTATATACTGGTGCCATCTTCCTCCTCGTTTTCTCCTGCATCAACCTTGGTATATAGATCAAGGAATGATTGTTTAGTGTCCTCATCAAAACGATTCACACAATTAGTAATGGCAGTCAAACGATCACCAAAGATCTTGTATGCCTGAACTATATGAACCAATCTACGAGTTGTAATAACTTCATCAACACCCCCATCAAAGAATGTCTTTCGTATCACACCTGCCCATTTTACCAGATTTTCAGCAAATGTCAATTCACATCCAACATTAGATAGAATTTTAGTTTCTATTGATGCTGAAGGATAGTCTTGTTCAAAGGTTACTGGGAATCTTTCAAGGAATGCTTCGTTGAGCACGTTAGTTCCAACAAATCTTCCGTCGTCTGAACCTTTACCTTTAGTATTTGCGGTGGCAACGACTGTGAATCCTGCTGCTGGTTGGACGTATCTTCCAACCTTTTTAAGGAAAACTCCTTTACCTTCAAGGATGGACTGGAGACAGAGAATCTTGTTTGAGGCAAGGTCGATTTCGTCAAGGAGCAAGACAGCCCCTCTGTTGAGAGCTTCAACAACTGGTCCGTTGTGCCATACGGTATCGCCATTAACAAGGCGGAACCCCCCGATAAGATCATCTTCATCTGTTTCTATTGTAATGTTTACACGAATTAATTCTCTATTAAGACCAGCACAAGTTTGTTCTACACCTAATGTCTTACCATTACCAGAAAGACCAGTAATGAACACAGGATAAAACTGTCCAGAATTAATAATTTTCTTAAGAGACGAGGAATTCCCGAAGGGTACATAGTTAGAATCTTTTTCTGGAACATATTTAACAGTTGCAGGTGCTGATGCAGGTGCCCTATAAACTTGCTCTAACTTCTGTGCAAGAGTAAGGTTCCATTTACCACGACCTGCTTTAGAAAACTGAGGTAACTTACTCATTCTCTTATGAACACTCTGAATCTGTACACCAATACTATCAGCAAAACTTCTGATTTGGTCAGTTGTAATATCTCCTCCGAACTTCTTGAGATAGGAAATTAGATCATCATCTGTAAATTTTGCTTGGAATGGCATAAGGACTCTTTGTTTTTGATATACTAATTATAGCATACTGGCTTCAAATTGAAAGCCGATTGTGCCACTTTATTAGATGTCACATGGAGCATCCCATACACGAGTTAATTGTCTTACGTCAGTAACACCAAACATAGATCTACATTTGTTCTCAGCATCTTCTCTAAGATTTGAAGGACACATAAATTCAACCTTCTGCAATCTATTAGAAGGTAATAATATTTGTGCTGTCCAGTAAGTAGGTTTCATAATTTAGGGTTATCAAACAACACCGTATCTATATATCGTTGTGCAAATTCTTTATCAAATAGTCTCTCTAAAATTCCACGAGTCTTATCATTCTTTCTTTGCTGACTACAATAATATATCTGGTCATCATATCTTAGCATAGTATTTGTCCAATTGGTATCCATTTCACATTTCTCAACTTCAGTAAGATATATTTTAAGATAATTCATAACAATACAATAGAAATTTGCTATGTCTATATCCTCACTCAAACGTGTAAACTTACAATACGGTGAAAAGATCTCATCACCCCACAAAGGAAGTGGTCTCTTCTCTTTAAAGTTAAAGTTATTACTAACTTCTCTTATCTCATCCCAATTATCATAACCCCTTACAGGAGAAATGTCAACTATAGCAGCAGTAACTACTTTCTCAGTAGCAACAATATCACATCCAAATATAGGTAGATTGTAATTAGGATCAGGAAAGAATACTGAATGTAAAATCTTTAACTTATCAAGTTCTGCCAATTCCAAATGTACCTTCCTAAGTTTAGGAGTTTTATACATCGTATTTTTAATAACTAGATCTTCTTTCTTTACTTCTGGTACAGAACTTTCTAATGGTTCTACACCAGCAAGATCTTGCATAACATAGGAAAGTGATATTGCTATGTCTTGTACTATATCATTCTGCATAACTAAAAAAGAACTCCTTGATTAATTTTTCAGATTCATCTTTACCAAATTGACTAGAAAGATATCCTGAGATAGGATCTAATCTTATCATATAAGAATCAAAGTCTTTATAGACTGTTGTATCTTCTTCAGTTGGTTGTGCCTTATCTATCATCTCCTTATAGAGTGACAAATAATATTTAAATGTAGGTAAGTATGTATCAACACCATCCATCTCACAATACCTTACAAATATATTGTCAGAGAAATGATTACCTTTCTCAAAGAAACGATAGGTCTCTGTTGTCTGAGGTAATGGTGGTACCTTTAATAGATAATTTTCTACTGGATGTTGGAAGTCAAATACTATTATAACTTTCTTCTTATTAAATCCCATCAAGTCCATACCAAAACAAGGAAGGTCATGTCCAGTCTTAGGGTATATTATATTGTTATGGATATCAACAGTACCATCCCATATATCAACGTGCCTAGACTTGATAAAATGTTTACCAGAATATAAATCTGCAGTAAGATTTACTCCTCTTTTGTTAGTCCAAGTTTTATGGTTACTTTCAAAAACCATATCAGGGAACGTGTCTAATACAGCTCCCTTATATCCATCCCATATGCTCATGCTATTTGCTCGATAAAGGCATTAAGAATAGTCTTATTACTTTTCTTTGAACCCATGTGTTTTTTAAATGCTCTATTAAGTTCTGCTCTAGTTGCTACTTCACCCTTTTGCTTCACTTCTATTTCATCAGTAGTATCTCCTATTCCTTGATTAGGGATATAGAAAGACTGATCAAATCCTACCTGATCTTTTATAGATGCATACTTATATTTTTTCCATTGTTTGTCAACAAGTTCACCATCTTCATAAGATAACATACGAGTAACTCTACCAAGTTCACTCTTAGAACAAATACGAATACCGATCCAATTGTAATCAGTAATCTTTCTATAGAAACTAACAATCTCTTGTGTAGTTATAAACTGACTTGGATTTAATTCACGAGAGTATCCAGACTTCTTATCACGTAAGATATACTTCATACGTCTTCCTCTATACAAACTACGTACAGAGATCTCTCCTTTACTTCTATAGTAATACTCATCACCATCATGCTCAACAAGATGAGATAATGGATTAGATTCACCATCAGTAAGGGCAACAACATTTACCTTAGTAACATTCTCAACTTGCTTAAGTCTTTCAACTAATTTAGGAGCACACATTACTGCCTCACCAAGAGGAGTACCACCTAAAGTATACTTTTGCATATAGGTGCAAACACTTCCATAACCCATACCTTGTACTTGAGTCCAAAGAAGTTTCAAAGATTTATCTAATGACTTAGCATTTTGTCTGGAAGAGAAGAACTCAAGTAGAGCAAAGTCTTCCATTATTGCCAAACTATTAGGAGTTGGTTTAACTGCACTATGAGGACCACAACTTCCATGAGTATTTTGAAATCCATAAACTCTGAATGGGATACCTGCCTTTCTACAGAACCATACAAGATTAAATGTTTGCTTAAGAGTATCTTGAAGGACATGCTGCATAGAACCAGACCAATCAAGGAACATTATTAATCCATGATTCTTACCATCAGGTACAGTAGTAATTCTCTTGAATACATCCTCAGTTATTTTATACTTGTATAAAGAATTTGTATCAATAACACCAGTCTTAGATACTGCTGCTCTCTTATACTGATCAGCAGACTTCTTCATCTCAAACTGCTTTACAAGATAGTTAACACTACGTTGTGCTTCTTTCTTATACTCATTATAAGAATTATATGACTCTGCTAAATTACTTTTAAACATCTTTTCTTGATACTCACTCTCAACTGCCTGACCCTCAAAGAAATAATAAAGATCTTCTTGAATTGTATTGTAATTAGTAACAATCTTATCAAGATTAATATCAGGAGTAGTTAGATAAGTCCAATCTTCTGCTTCTTCATCAACTAAAGTTTCTAATGCTTCTTGTAATGCTTGATCAGTTATAGATTCAGTTTCATCTACAGTACCACCACGAAGATCACCAGCAGAAAAATTAGGAGTATCTAGATCAGCATCATCTCTACTTCTATCAAAAGGTTTAGGATCACTTCCTTCTTGAAGTTCTCCATCTCCATCTTCACCATCCTCAGACTCATTAGGTTCTAAATTATTATCCATTTCTATCTCATCACCATTAGCAGGTTCATCATTTATATCAAATGACATCTGCTTCTCTAAATTCTTCTCTTGCTTATCTGAAACATAATCATAAAGTTCATTAGAAAGATCTAAAACATCTTGGAAAGACTTTGTAGTTGCTACACGTTCTACCCATACCTTTTCCTCTTCACTAAATTCTATTTCACTATTACCTTTAAAGTATAAATTAATTCTATCAATAAATGCTATTTTAGTTATATCTTCATCTGCAACACCAAAGAAATCCTTATGCCACAACTCTCTATAACCTTCAAAGAATGACTTCTTTAGACCAGGATAGGTCTGTTTCATCATACGTTCTATTCGAGCGTCCTCTATGACGTTTACAAACGCTTTGGGAGCGTCTATAGGAAGGTTAGGAGTATATAGAGCATGTCCAACCTCATGTCCAACTA